AAGGGTCTTAAAGCTGGTGGCTTTGTTCGTGCTGCTGATGGCGTGGCTAAGAAAGGTAAGACCAAGGGTAAAGTCTTATAATGAGACCGTCCCGGGGTATGGGGGACATCATGAAGTCCAAGATGCCCAAGGGTAAGAAGGGCGGTTGGATTAAGGATGCTATCAAGAAACCCGGGTCCTTACGTAAGTCACTAGGGGTTAAGGCAGGGGAAACTATCCCAGCTAGTAAGTTAGCTAAAGCCGCTAAAGCCCCGGGTAAACTAGGTCAAAGAGCAAGGTTGGCTGAAACTCTGAAAGGCTTCAAGCATGGCTAAGACTCCCGCGAAGAGTAAAGTTAACGCTGCTGGTAATTACACAAAGCCTACTCTTCGCAAGAAGATTGTGTCTCAGGTAAAGGCAGCAGCAACTCAGGGTACTGGTGCAGGAGAATGGTCGGCTAGAAAGGCACAGCTTGTAGCCAAGAAGTACAAGGCAGCAGGTGGGGGCTACAAAGATTGAAAGCGCCACAGAAATCCTTAAAAGATTGGGGTAAGCAAGACTGGACTACCAAAAGTGGCAAAAAGTCTTCTGATACAGGTGAGCGATACCTTCCAAAGGCGGCAATAAAGTCTTTAAGCCCAGCGGAGTATGCAGCAACCACCCGTGCAAAACGTGCAGGTAAGGCGGCAGGTAAGCAGTTTGTGGCTCAACCCAAGACTATTGCAAAGAAAACAGCGGGGTACAGATAATGGCTAAGACTCCTGCATGGACGCGAAAAGAAGGCAAGTCTGAAAAAGGTGGCTTAAATGCCAAGGGTAGGGCTTCATATAACGCAGCTAATCCCGGTAAGCCCGGATTGAAGGCTCCTCAGCCAGAAGGTGGTAGTCGTAAGAAGTCATTCTGTGCGAGAATGTCTGGGATGAAGAAGAAGTTGACCTCTGCTAAGACAGCGAATGATCCAGATAGCCGCATAAATAAATCTTTAAGAGCTTGGAAATGTTGAGTGTTACACGTGTCAAGCGTGATTATGGGAGAAACCCAAAGGTTGCTGATGCAGAGGGTAGATATAGGTGCAGTAAGTGTCGAGAGTGGAAAGCACCAGAATTATTTAATAGAAACAGAAACCAGCTATCTGGCCTTAATTACGCCTGTAAGCCCTGCTCCAAAATAAGCGTACGTAGGTATAATTTGCCTACTAAGTATGGTATTTCTTCGCAGAAGTTTGAAGAGATGCTGGTTGCACAAGGTGGAAAATGTGCTTGTTGTGGTATAGTATTTGATACAGCAAGCATACAAACACATCGCCCTTGTGTAGATCACAACCATAACACTGGGGAAGTTAGAGATTTGCTGTGTGGTAGATGTAATTTGGCGGCGGGAAATGTTTTTGATAGCTCTGCTTGTGCCGAGCAGCTTGCTTCATACCTAAGAAAATGGAAATGTTAGATGACCACTTCGAGCGTTACAACATTTAATCTTGATCTTAATTCCTTGGTGGAAGAGGCATTTGAGAGGTGCGGCGCTGAGCTACGTAGTGGTTATGATATGCGTACTGCGCGTAGATCTTTGAATCTACTACTGCTTGAATGGGCAAATCGTGGGATCAACCTGTGGACTATTGAACAGGGCCAGATAACTCTTGCAACTGGGCAAATATCCTACGCAATCCCCACAGACACAGTAGATCTACTAGACCACGTAATTAGGACTGGTACTGCATCTAACCAGCAAGATATTAATATCAGCCGTATCTCAGAGTCTACATACTCAACCCTGCCTAACAAGAACGCTAGTGGTCGCCCGATACAAGTTTGGGTTAATAGACAGACTGGGGTACCTAGGTCTACTGCAAATACTACGTTGTCAGCAGCAATAACAGCAACCGCCACAACAATCAACGTAACATCTGCCGCCAGTCTCCCCTCAGTTGGGTTTATCAATATTGATTCAGAGACTATAACGTACCAGAATATCGTTGGAAACCAGTTACAGTATTGCTTCCGGGCACAGAACGGGACTACAGCAGCGGCACATAACAACGCTGCATCGGTAACAAGTATCAACTTACCAAATATAAACGTCTGGCCTACGGGTGATGGCGGTGGTCCTTACACATTTGTGTACTGGAGACTACGTAGGATGCAAGATGCGGGTGATGGTAATACAACCCAAGATATTCCGTTCAGACTACTACCGGCACTTGTTGCTGGGCTTGCAGTTCAGTTAGCTATGAAGTTGCCTAATGGCATGGAAAGGCTTCAGATGCTTAAAGCAATGTACGATGAGCAATGGATGTTAGCTTCGGATGAAGATCGTGAAAAGGCTCCGATAAGGTTTGTGCCTCGTCAATCGTTTAATTACTAGGCGGGTACATGCCTTCTAAATACTCATCAGGCAAAAATAGTATATCCGAGTGTGATCGGTGTGGGTTTAGGTACAAGTTAAAGGAATTAAGACGGCTAGTAATTAAGACTAAGAACGTAAATATTCTAGTCTGTGGTAACTGTTGGGAACCAGATCAGCCGCAGTTGTCTCTAGGGCTGTATCCTGTATCTGATCCTCAAGCGGTGCGTAATCCAAGACCAGATTTAAGCTTCTATGCAGCAGGTAGTACTGGATTACAGATAGAAGAGCTTACTAGCCCTACCCCAGCAGAGCTTGCTGATCCTATGGCTAGTGGGGTACAGAGTATAGGTAGTCGTATAACTCAGTGGGGGTGGGGCCCAGTGGGATTGAATAATGTGCTAAACTTACCGAATGTTAACAATGATCTAATATCGGTTGGTGCGGTTGGAACAGTAACTATAGTAGTAACTTAAAGGAGCATATCATGGCTAAAGGTGGAAAGACTAACGAGCAAATGAAGCAACTAGGTCGCGGCCTAGCTAAAGTAGCTAACCAGAAGAAACCAGTGCGTAAAGTACCTGTATGCGCCCCTAAACGCGGTATCTAAGGAGTATAGAATGAGTGAATTTAACTTTTTCCCCGGGGATACAGCTAATCCTTGCGAGAAGTATACCCAGCCAAAGCCATACAGCGTAGACCTCAAGAACAGCAGCTACCCTAATAACGTGGCTAACACTCAGACTGAGAAGACTCGTGGTACTGGTGCAGCTACTAAAGGTAAGAACCACGCTAGGTTAAAAGTCGGCAAGTAATGAATTACGCTGAGCTTACGTTAACAATCAAGGGATACTGTGAAAACACGTTCCCAGAGACGATCTCGACGTTTACAACGGCAGAGCAGATTGCTACGTTTGTCAGAAATGCTGAAGAACGGATATACAACTCTGTTCAGTTTCCCTCGCTTAGAAAGAATGTAACTGGGCTTTTAACAGCTAATAATAAGTACTTGTCAGCGCCTCTGGACTTCCTTGCAGTTTACGCAATAGCGGTGATAGACGCAGCCGGGGTATATTACTACCTGCTAAACAAGGACGTTAACTTTATTAGAGAGGCGTTCCCTAACCCAGCTAATACGGGTCAGCCTACGCATTACGCTCTGTTTGGACCTACGACAACAAACACAGATCCAGCCGTTATAACGAATGAGTTGACCTTCCTTCTTGGGCCAACGCCAGATATTCTGTATAACGTAGAGCTGCATTATTATTACTACCCAGAATCAATTGTAACTGCGGGGACTTCATGGCTTGGGGATAACTTTGATCCAGTACTGTTGTACGGGTCATTGCTTGAAGCTGTTGCCTATATGAAGGAAGAACCCGAAGTATTGGCTACGTACCAGAAAAGATACGACGAAGCATTAGCAATGGCTAAACGTCTGGGTGATGGCATGGAAAGACAAGATGCCTACCGATCTGGGCAAGTACGAATAGCCGTAACATAATAGAGGTACTAAGTGGCACTATCCCAGACATTATGTACGGTATTTAAAACTAACCTGCTAAGTGGGTTAGAGGACTTTAATACAGGTACGATTTACACATACAAAGTTGCTTTGTATACTGTGACAGCGCCATTAAACGCAGATACACTTGCTTATACAACGGATGGGGAAATTACTGGGACTGGGTACGTGGCAGGGGGTAAAGTTCTAGCCCCAACAGTTCCCGCTAGTAGCAGTGGTACGGCATATGTAACATTTGCCAATGTGACTTGGGACCCCGCCCAGTTTACTGCATCAGGGGCATTAATATACAATAGCACAACAGGGGCTGCAGTCGCCGTGTTAAATTTTGGTGGGGATAAGACTGCAACTTTAACATTCCAAATACAGTTTCCAACTGCGACAGCGACAACCGCAATTATTAGGTTTTCCTAAAGGAGTTTCAAATGATCTCAAACAAAGCTAAATCTGTAGATAAAGTAGGTGGATGTGTTCTGTTAGGTGGTGCAACAACTTCTGCTGCTGGTGGAGCTGGTGTATTTACGATCCAATGTTTTGGTCAAGACGGCAACCTGAAGTGGGAAGAAAAGAACCCAAATTTGGTTGTTAACGTAGGACTTCAAGACATGAATGACAAGTACTTTTCTGGGTCTACCTATACCGCAGCTTGGTATCTAGGTCTGATTACTGGTCCCGGCTCTGGCACAACTATTGCCGCAGCAGATACCTTAGCTTCGCATACAGGTTGGACTGAGTACACAGACTACACAGGTAACCGTAAGGCCGTGACTTTTGGTGCTGCAACCCTTGCTGATCCTTCAGTTATTGATAACTCAGGCGCACCTAATGCCTTTGTTATTACAGCCCCCGGTGGTACTGTTGCTGGTGCTTTCTTGGCTTCAGTAGCTACAGGTACTTCAGGTATTCTGTTCTCAGCTTCTGACTTTCAGTCTCCCGGTGATCGCGCTGTAGTTGCTGGCGATACTTTGAGTGTTACCTACACATTCAGCCTTGATGCTGCATAAGGAGATGTAAAAATGGCAACGAAATTTACTAAAGGTCAGAACGTAAAAGTTCAAACAACCGTCCCTCAAGGTCCAGTACAAGCACTGCGTATGACTGAAGATGGGGATTTCTTCTACAACGTAGAGTGGACTGATGCTGATGGCGTTAAGCAAAACCGCTGGTTCCCAGAAGCTGCTCTGACCGAAGCGTAATGTGTTTGGAATCTCATCATTTGCGGCTGCGCCGTTTGCGTCACTAGCAGGAGCTTTTCTAAACTCTGAAGTTAGTGAGTCAGCCTCTGCGTCAGATTCTATTAACGGATCTCGTCAAGTTGATGCGGCGTTAATTGAGCTTGCTTTTGCAACAGATACGATAGCAGCAGGGGCTACCTTCAACTCAGCTCTATCTGATTCTGCTACAGCTTCTGACCAAGTGTCTGCAATTCAAGCGTTTGCTTCTGCCATACAAGAGTCTGCTACCGCAGAAGATCAGGTTTCCTCGTCAGTAGAAGTAAACAGCGTTATCTTAGAGTCAGTAACTGGCGCTGATGTAGTGGCTGCTCTAGCTGAGATGAACTCTGCTGTTATAGAGGCTGGCACTGCTTCTGATGTTATAGCTACTCAAGCCACATTTGGAGTTTCTGTAATAGAGCAGGTAACAGCATCTGACCAAGTATTGTCAGCGGGGACGTTTGCAGTCAACGTACAAGAGAATGCTACAGGGGCTGACCAAGTAAACGCGGTTCATAGCATCAGTAGTCTAGTACAAGAGTCTGCCACTGCATCTGAGGTTGCAGGGGCGTTAGTCTACCTGAATAGCTTTATTAACGAAGGTGCCACTGCCTCTGATGCTGTTGAGAGCATGGCAGAGTTTCATTCAAGCATACAGGAGCTAATTAACGCTTCTGAAAGCACTAGAACAGCCGCTAGTTTTCTGGCCTCAATTAATGAACTTGCTCAGGCTTCAGATCTGCTTGCCGGTAGGTCACTCTGGGAGGTAATTAATACCTCAGAATCCACCACTTGGAGTACAATAAATACATCAAGCACAACTGGTTGGCAAGTGATTAAAACTCAACCATAATAGGGACATATGGCACTCATCTTAGCTGACAGAGTAAAAGAGACTTCCACCACTGCAGGTAATGGCACATTTACGCTTGCTGGAGCTGCCGCTGGTTTTCAATCCTTTGCTGTAGTTGGCGATGGAAATACCACCTACTACTGTATCGCAGGACAAGGGACTAATGAGTGGGAAGTAGGCATTGGAACCTATACGTCTTCCGGTACTACACTAGCTCGTACTACAGTTCTATCTAACAGTTCAGCAACAGAGCCAACAGCTTTAGTATTTGCCGCTGGGACAAAGGACGTATTTGTTACATACCCTTCAGAGAAGTCAGTCAATCTGGACGCATCAGGTAATGCAACCGCATTGGGTACGCCAGTAGCCTTTACAGGTACAAACATAACTGGCACTGCAGCAGGTCTTACAGCAGGAGCCGCAACGGTATTAGCTACGGCAAGGAACATTGCAGGTGTGTCTTTTGATGGCTCTGCTGCTATATCAATACCGTTAGAGAATCTATCTGATGTATCAATTGGCACTGCGGTGGTTAATGAGTTGCTTGGATATAACGGCACGGCTTGGGTTAATGTCCCGCCAAACTCGGCATCAGCCGGGATAGGGGTTGTGTTTTATAACGCCACTCCAGTCATAACTGCGGCGGGAGCTAACAACGATGTAGCTCTTCTTACCTTTGCATCCATCCCAGTAACAACAGCAGAGCAGGTCATTACAGGAACAGCAGTTAGTAACACGGTGCTTTTCTCTGCTTTTATCACTGTTGCGCTAAATAGACTTCTATTTGATGCCGGGATATATGACTTCACAATATGGGCTGGTGTAGACAGCATTGCTGGTGGCTCTGTTACAACCATTACTAGACAGATATATACAGCTACTCCGTTTGTTGTTGGCACTGTAACTACCACGGGGACAGGATCAAGCCGCACAGCTACAGCATCATCAGGAACGCCCTTTGCTACTTCGGTGATAGATGCTTCTGCTACAAATACAACTGCATCATACTTACAGACCCCTCAAGGTCTATACCAGATAACAGCTAGAACTTCTGACACGGTAGTAACTATTACCACGCCTAGTGGGTATACCAATGAGTCGGCAGTTGCTGGCACTGCATGGAAAAAACTGTTTGGAGTTACTACTCCAGCAATAACGTCTATATCTCCTAACTACTCTGAATTAAGTATATATACAACTCAGCCATCAACGGTAGTTACTGCCGCAACAAAGATGGGTATTCTTGGGTTTGTTACTTCAGACGCTACTAGGACTATATCGCTGACCTACAACGGCGAAGATAGAAATACCCACGTTAATACGCCTCTGGCTAATCTACACAATGACTTGGCTGGGTTACAGGGCGGAGCTGCTACAGAGTATTTCCACTCCACCTCTGCTGAATACACGGGAACAGGTACTGGAGTCTTTGTAAGGGCAACGTCTCCTACCCTAGTAACCCCAGATCTGGGCACTCCAAGTGCGTTAGTAGGCACTAACATAACCGGCACAGCTACAGCCTTTACAGCTAGTAACGTGACAACCAATGCTAACCTAACGGGCGAAGCCACCTCTGTAGGCAACGCAGCCACCCTAACCAACTCAGCGGTTATAGGTAAGGTCTTAACTGGATACACATCAGGGGCAGGTACAGTAGCGGCTACAGATACTATTCTTCAGGCAATAGAGAAGTTAAATGGAAATACTGCGGCAGTTCCCGGTACAGTAACTTCAGTCTCAGTAGTAACCAATAATGGCTTTGCTGGCACTGTAGCTACGGCTACATCTACTCCGGCTATAACCTTAACAACAACAGTAACAGGCATGCTGAAGGGTAGTAATGTATCTGGGATTGTAAGTGCTGGAACAAGCGGCACTGATTACTCTGATGGTACTTCAGCTCTAGCTACCGGCATATTAAAGAGTACAACTACAACTGGCGCATTAACTATAGCAGTAGCGGCAACAGATTATGTGGCTCCAAGCGCATATGCTTCAGCTAACGGTCTTACAATGGCTACAGCTAGGCTACTGGGCAGGACTACAGCATCAACAGGGGCGGCAGAGGAAATCACAGTAGGAACTGGGCTGTCTTTAGCCACAGGAACTTTGTCATCAACAGCAACCTCAGCATCTCTGTCTAATGATACAGCTACAGCTTCTTATATATATCCAGTCTTTGCCACTGGAACAACCGGTGTAATAGCAAATCTATATACATCTGATGCCAAGCTACTATACAAGCCATCAACAGGCGAATTGGCAGTAACTGCGCCTATAGCCGCTAATGGGTTAGTGCTTAACGCAAATACTGTAGCAACAAGTTATACTATTGAATCTGGATTTAATGCTTCCTCAGTGGGTCCGATAACTGTGAGCGGTGGCGTTGTGGTTACGATTACATCAGGGCAGCGTTGGGTTGTCTTATAACTAAAGGATAAATCATGGCAAGTAGTTACTCAGCACTTAAGATAGAACTTATTGCTACAGGCGAACAGGTAAATGTTTGGGGGTCTACAACTAATACAAATCTTGGTACTGCGTTAGAAGAAGCTATTGTAGGTAGGGCTGTAGCTAGTTTTACTACTGATGGTAACCTGACTATAGATCTTACCAATACTAACTCAACGCAAGTAGCTAGGCACTACATACTAAGTTTAACCTCAACTGGGGCGCTAACGGCTACTAGAGATCTGATAGTTCCCACAACTGATAAACCTTACATAATTGAGAACAACACTACTGGCTCACAAAGTATCCGGGTAAAGACCGCCGCTGGCACGGGGATAACAGTACCTAATGGTAAGACGGCTATGGTTTACGCCAATAGCACGAATGTAGTTTCAGCTCTTAGTTATGTTCCAGCTCTAAGTATAGACACAGCAACAATTGCGGCGGGAACAGCTATATTTTCTACGGCTACTATAACTACAGCAACAATCAACGGTGGAACGATTACAGGCATTACTGATCTGGCTGTAGCTGATGGGGGCACGGGGCTTTCTACACTAACTGCAAATAACGTAATTTTAGGCAACGGTGCTTCTGCCCCTACATTTGTTGCCCCCAGTACTTCAGGAAACTTATTAACGTCTAACGGAACAACTTGGGCGAGTACCGCACCAGTTACGCCAGCCCCACCATTTGCTTCTGGTACACGCATGAGTTTTCAGCAAACAGCCGCTCCTACTGGGTGGACTAAAGATACCACTGCTGCAATTGATGATTCTATTCTTAGGTTTGTTACTGGGTCAGTTACCCCAAGCGGTGGTTCTGTAGCATTTAGTACATGGAACGCACAGACGGTTACTGGTGGCACTGCTATAACAACAGCCCAGATGCCAGCACACACGCACGGATATACAGAATATAGTACCTCGGGCGCAGCGGGAGCGTCATCGGGTCGCTTTGTATCATCCCCATTCACCCAACAAACGCAGTCAACAGGCAGTGGCGGAAGCCACACCCACCCGCTTACCCAAAATATAAAATTCTACGACTTCATTATTGCAGCTAAAGACTAATGGCTAAAGACGCTAAAATATTATGCCCTTTGATGGGTTCTGAGTGCATTGAGGATGGCGCTATTAAAGATGGTGAGCTAGTTAAGTGTCGGTTCTGGGTGCATGTACAAGGTCTAAATCCTCAGACTGGCGAGACAGTATCTAATGGGGACTGTGCCTTTTGCTGGACTCCAATGCTGTTAATTGAGAATAGCCAACAACAAAGGCAGACTGGTGCTGCAGTAGAGTCATTCAGGAATGAGATGGTTAAGGCTAATGAGTCTAGTCAACAGCTTCTACTAAACACAACTAAGGTAGCTGCAATAGGGCGTGACTAACTAAGGGTACAAGGAGATATAAATGGCTTCAACTATTGCGGCAGTGACAACGGGGGGTGGGGGTGTAATCACCACAGCAGACTCTAGTGGAAATCTCTCATTACTCTCAGGTGTGAATACGGTTGTTGCTGTGACCAGCGCGGGTGTGGCTGTAACTGGTACTCTGAGTGCTACGGGTGCAGTGTCAGGCACTACAGGGACGTTTACTTCTGGTGTTGCGGCTACGTCCCTAACAAACAAGATTCAGCCAATCACTGCTTCTGTTGCTGCTAGTGCGTTAACGATTACTCTGAATCCTACGATACTAGACTTTAGAGCATCTCCACTAACAAGCGGAACAGTAACGACTATCGCTGTACCTGCTGCAATCTCAGTGGTTATCCCAAGTACCTCAACAATGGGTACTGTATCTGCTGTTCAGTCTCGCATTGTAGTAATCGCAATCAATAATGCTGGTACTGTTGAACTGGCAGCGGTCAATATCTCTGGTGGCTCTGTACTGGATGAGACTACTCTGATTACTACTACAGCAGCAGCCGCCGCTGGTAACTCAGCAACAGCGTATTACTCAACAACTGCTAGAACTGGTGTGGCTTACCGTGTTGTAGGTTATGTTGAAAGCACGCAGGCAACTGCTGGAACATGGGCAACTGCTCCAAGCACACTACAAGGTTACGGTGGTCAAGCATTGGCTGCTATGAGTAGTTTGGGATATGGGCAGACTTGGCAAGCGGTTACACGCACAGCCTCTACAACTTACTACAACACAACGGGCAAACCTATAACTGCACAAGTAGCTTGCGGTAACGCAGTATCAGGCAGTTTTAATCCAGTCATCAATGGTATTGGTTTTGGTACAGCGACATCCCCAGCTGGGGTTGGTCAAATCGTAACCCTTTTACTGCCTCCCGGTTGCTCATATAGTTGGACTGGCACAGGTTCAGCTTCTTGGTCAGAACTCCGTTAAAAAGGAAAATAAAATGAACTATAAAGACTTAGAAAACAACTTACACTTCCTTGATAGCACAGAGTTCGAGCATCTCTTACCTGTTGGTTGCGTACAGATTACAGATGATGAAGCAGAGACTATTAGACTATCGAAGGTAGTACCACCAACCTACTCTGAGCTACGCGCTGCTGCCTATCCACCAATAGTAGACCAGCTAGACACCATCTTTCACGGTGGTCTTGATGCTTGGAAAGCTGAGATACAGGCCACTAAGAATAAGTATCCTAAGGAGGTAGCATGAGTTCAATCGTTGTCGCAGGGGACGTTTCTGGCGCCATTACAATAGCTGCTCCAGCCGTTGCAGGCTCTGGAACACTAACTCTACCAGTTGCTACCGACACCCTAGTGGGGAAGGCCACGACTGATACGTTAACGAATAAGAGCATAGCAGCTACTCAGTTAACAGGAACTATTGCAGCAGCTAGGCTACCAGCGGGGAGTGTGTTACAGGTGGTGAGTACAGCTAAGACAGATACATTCAGCCTAGCAGCAACCACAACATTCACTGATGTTACTGGTCTGACTGTAACGACTGCCGCACTCAGGTCAACGGCAAGCAGGGTTTTCATAAGTGTGGCACTTGGCAGGGTCAGCCACTCAGCCGTAGGAACGTATTCGATTGCATTCAGGCTTATGCGCGGAGCAACGGTGATCGCTGTTGCCGATGCTGCTGGCTCTAGGCCCAGAGCTAGTTTTGCGACAACTTCAGCTACAGACACTAATCACTCATTGGGAGCATCGTTTTCGTGGGTAGACTCACCTTCTTCAACTTCCGCTGAGACATATAAACTACAAATGACCGTTCAAGCGGCTGGAACTGGCTACATTAATCGTACTGGCGGTGACTCTGATGGCGCAGAGGTTTACCAGTCTCGCGCAGCATCTTCTATAACAGTAATGGAGATACAGGGATGATAGACTATACTAAAATACTTTCACTCAACTATCCTAGCACTCAGTGGGCGCTCAACGGTGATTCCTACGAAGGTTTAGACTGGTACGACTCCACTCCAAAGCCAACACAAGCTGAACTTGATGCTCTCTGGATACCTACACAAGAAGCCGATAGTAAGTCTGCTAACAAAGCCACTGCATCATCACTACTAGCTGGCACTGACTGGACAACCATAGCAGACATAGGGCTACCAACAGCTAATCCTAGGCTATCCAATCAGGATCAGTTCATTGCTTATCGCCAAGTGATTCGTCAGATTGCTGTCTACCCACCTGCTGGTGAAGTGGTCTGGCCTACACCGCCAACAGAAGTTTGGGCTGCACCAGAAGGAGCTAAATAATGGCAACAGTTATTAACGGCGATACGGCAGGGGTTCATACCAGTGCTGCAGTTGAATGTCTCCAGCTTATTACTACAAACTACACTATCTCTAGTGGGTACAACGCTGGGTTTTTTGGTCCAGTAACAGTGGACACTGGGGTAAGTATTGTAATCCCAGATGGTGCAACGCTAACCGTAGTGTAAGGAGTTTATATGGCAGGTAAGATTACAACGAACTCAGTAGTGCTAGGTGATAGCGCAACGGATACACAGAATTTTATACTGAAGACAAATGTAGATGGCACAGCGACCTTAGCTCGTGGCGCTGCAGGTACTTTAGGAACAGTGTTTGGCGTGAATGGTAGCAGTGCTATTACAGGTGCTACATTGGTTGCCCCAGCTTTAGGAACACCAGCAAGTGGAGTGCTGACTAACTGTACTGGAGTGCCAGCAGCAGCATTGCCAGCGGGAACAGTTTTACAGGTGGTTAATGCTACTTATTCAACGACTGCTACTAATTCAACAGCTTCTTATGCTGATACAGGGTTAACTGCAACCATAACTCCAACTAGAAATACTAGTAAAATATTAGTCATTGTTAATCAAAATGGAGTAAGCGGCAATTCAGCTACTACTGGAGTAAATCTTCAATTATTAAGAGGAGTATCCTCAATTTCAATATTTGGTGTTGCTAATGCGTATGGAGTTACCTCTAGTAATATAACGGTGTCTTGTAATTATTTAGACTCTCCTGCAACAACGTCTGCAACAACATATAAAACGCAATTTGTAAGATATGCCGGATCAACTGTGACTGTTCAAGGTAGCGGCGATATGTCCACAATCACACTAATGGAGATAGCGGTATGAACAACTTCATTTCAGCACTATACAAACTCTACCCTCAGACTGTTCGCACTATGGGCGATGATGCCTTTGATGTTGATGGCAATCCAGTTATCTATGACAAAGCACTTATACAAGCTGAACTAGATCGTACTGCATACATTGATCTTCGTGTTGCTGAATACCCAGACTTTAAACTGTACCTTGATGGTGTAGTCAAGGGTGACCAAGTGCAGATCCAGTCATACATTGATTCTTGCCTAGCGGTCAAAGCAAAATATCCAAAGGAATAACATGACAATAACACTTAGAGCTGGGGTAGTAAGTTCGGGTATCCAACAGAATGGTACTGAGTTCCTCACAGTTGATTCATCAAACAATGTCTCACTAACTAATAACTTGGCTGTAACTGGGACGCTGACTGCTACGGGTAAATTGGCTGCATCATCATTGCCAGCAGGATGTGTTTTACAGGTTAAGAACTTTCAAACCGGGACTTATGCAACTGGCACAACCTTGCTTCCTTTTGATAATACTATTCCACAAATTACAGAGGGCAATCAATATTTATCTTTGGCAATTACCCCAATCAGCGCAACAAGTAAACTGTTAATTCAAGTCAATATAGTTATGTCATCATCTGTTCTAAGTTTTTGCACCGCTGCATTGTTCCAAGACTCAACAGCAAATGCAATTGCCGCTAGCACTGCCTACGCTCCTGTGGCTACTGGAATCGTGATAACTTCTTTCAATTATTTTATGACAAGTGGAACAACATCATCCACAACCTTTACTGTTAGAGCTGGTACAAATAATGCTGGTACAACTACCATTAATGGACAAAGCGGGGGTCAGTCTTTTGGCGGGGTATGCTCCTCCTCAATCACAATCACGGAGATAGCAGCATGATTAACAGGAGAATAATATGCCTATAACTCTAAGCGGTACAACTGGCATCACTACACCTGCTATAGCAGATACAGGAACACTTTCTGTCACTGGAGTAACAACGCTGACTGGTGGACTAAACGCTGCTCTGCCAGTATTGAGTGGCGGCACAGGAGTTACTACTTCTACTGGTACTGGCGCTAATGTGTTGGGGACTTCGCCTACTCTAGCCACACCTACATTCGACTCTGCTCAACTACCCACAATCTCTGGTACTGCGCCGCTTTATATGTGTCGTGCTTGGGTAAACTTCAACGGCACTGGTACTGTGGCTATTCGTGCTAGTGGGAACGTGAGTAGTATTACTGATAGAGGCGTCGGGCGCTACACGGTGAACTTTACGACTGCTATGGTGGATGTGAATTATTCAACAAGTACTGGTGTTAGAAAACTGGACACAAACGAAGACAATAATATGGTAATTACTTTGGGCGCAACTACTACTGCTTATTCAACAACGGCAGTTGCTCTAACAACAGGCTTTGCAACCTCAGCTAGTAATCAAGATGCTGAACTTGCGTGCGTTGCCGTCTTTCGCTAAAAGGACACCAAAATGAAAAGAATAATTTATAAGAAACCTGATGGCGGTGTAGCAGTTCTAGTCCCATCACCAGAATACCTACAAGATCACACTATTGAGGAACTTGCTGCCAAAGATGTACCGGCAAATACTCCGTTTGAGATTGTAGATACCGACACAGTACCAACAGACCGCACATTCAGAGGAGCATGGACATGGGCATAATCATTGACCTAGCCAAAGCACAAGGAATCACAAAAGAGCGACTTCGTGCAGAACGCGCTCCATTGCTAACAGCATTAGACGTACAGTACCAACGCGCTCAAGAAGATGGCAGAGATACCACAATCATCATCAGTGAGAAACAAAGACTGCGTGACGTTACTAAACTAGCAGATAAGGCTACAACGCTGGATGAACTGAAGGCGCTATCGGCATGACCTTTGAACAGTGGTTTGATTCTTTGGAGGGTGGATACGACAGCTATAAAGACCTTCTGCAAGAGGCTTACGAGGCTGGAGCAGAAGAATCATCTAAGAAAAAATTAGAGGAATAGCATGACCATTAAAGACAAAGCTAAGAAGGTAGTGGGCAAGGTTGATGAGGTTATTGCTATAGCTGATCCAGTATCAGACAGATTCCTTGAGCTGATTAAGAACTCTAAGCGCACTACGCTAGTAGTAGTTATAATTGCGTTTATTATCTGGCTAATCTAAATGAAACAAGATGGACGATTCAGATAAGGCTTCGGAGTACGAGGATCTGTTTAGAGAGTCTGCGATAGCGTTTCGTAAGGCTTCACCAAAGCTAACCGGGATGTGCCTCAACTGCGGGGTAAAAACTAAGGGTGCCTACTGTTCTCCTGATTGCAGGGAAGATTGGGAACGAATTCAACGAATGAAACGTATAGGACGCAAACATGACGAACGAAGAAATTGACGCTGTGGCCTTAAGACTATGCTCCATGATTCGGGAGCACCGTAAGGATTTCTGGATTGAACCGGAAGAACACTACAACGACCACAAAGAGTTATCTGAGCTCGTTAAAGATTGGAAAGATGCTAAGACTATATTCTGGAAAGCCTTCATTGGGCTTGCAGTTATTGGGAGTATAGCTCTAGCTGCAGTTGGCTTAGGACATAAGTGAAAAAGGCCCGTAGGTCTAAGACGCTCTGGTGGAACGGGGCATTAATCTTAGCTCTTGGGCTTCTTGAACTTGCTGCACAGGCATTTTCCACAGTCTTGCCACCCATAGCCTACGCTGGCTTGATATTTGTTAGTAGTGCGGGCAACATGGTGCTTAGATTCTTTACGAGTGAGCCGATCCAATGATAACCCTGCAGGAATACTTCAACGATAAGCCACAGACCACAGAATACAATCTGAACGCCCTGACATTGCTGTACAGGGTTAATAACCTATTAGCCGCATTTGCTACGGATACTGGAACAATACTACAAAACAACCCAGCTACTGGCAATCAGATCTCAGGCAACAAGAATGGCGATGGGGGGTTTAGACTGCAGACCTCCACTACAGGGTCATCTAAGTCTGCTCATAAGCAAGGGATGGCTGTAGATATTTACGACCGTGGTGAGCACCTAGATAAGTGGCTGGATGCAAAGCCTGACGCATTGATTAAGTATGACCTGTACAGAGAAGAACCCAGCGCGACTATAAACTGGTGCCATCTTGGGACTAGGAAGCCGCTGTCCGGCAAGAGAACTTTCAAGCCGTGATACCCTTTATAGCAGGGGCGAAGGCTTTATCTCTCAGTACTAAAATTGCTATCGCTACAACGCTTGCTGCTGCATTGTTTTCTTTCGGGTTATACGTTGGTCACAAATGGGGAGTAAGTAGCTGCTATGAGGCTACAATCGAGGCGCAGAGGCATACCATTGAGACAGGGGTCAAACAGGCTGTGGTTTCAGACAAAACGATCACGCAGTATGTGGATCGAGTACAAATTGTGCAAGGAAAGAGCAGAGAGATAATTAAAGAGGTTAAAGTTTATGTACAAGATACTGGTACTTTGTCTAGTGGTTTCAGGGTGTGGCACGACAGCGCCATCTACAATGAACTTCCCGACCCCACCAGAATTATTGATGCGTCCACCGTTGCAGTTGAAACCGTTGCCGAAACCATTGGAGCAAATTACGGTATCTGCCACCAGAACAAAGAAACTCTCACAGCCCTCCAAGACTGGGTTAGAGAGCAATCGGTAATTAGATAAGTAGTTATACACGTTTTGGTGTATAGACGGGTATAGGTGAGTATAAAGTACCCATTAAGGAACCCATATGCTTAAGAAAATCCAACTAAAGCCCGGAATAAACCGGGATCAAACTAACTACTCGGGTGAGGGTGGCTGGTTTCAATGCGATAAGATACGTTTTCGTTCTGGATACCCAGAGAAAGTAGGCGGTTGGCTAAAGGCTTCACCAAGTTCTTTCATTGGAGTGTGCCGCCAGATGTGGGGGTGGATTACTTCGTACAACGATGACCTACTTGCACTAGGAACTAACGCCAAGGTATACATTGAGGCAGGGGCAAACTTCTATGACATAACCCCACTAAGTGGGACCTTTATTTCTCCTGATACCGATAACTGTTTTAGAACCGGGTTTGTGGGTAATGGGAGTATTACCGGTGCTGTGCTAACTGTAACTACGGCTACTTACGGGCACTTGACTATAGGCACAGTAATATCTGGTAGTGGGATTGCTGCTAATACGACTATAACCGCCTACGGTACAGGCGAAGGAGAACTTGGTACTTATACAGTAACACCTACGCAGACTGTGGGGTCTGTGGCTATCACAGGGGTATCTACTACCGTTACAGTAACTATAGCTGCAAATGGCGCTGGCCTAGGGGATTACGTAACTTTCTCTGGGGCTACTGCAGTAGGTGGAGTACCTGCGGGTGATCTAAATATTGAGCATGTAGTAACGGAAGTAATATCAAGTAACGAGTTCACTATAGTTGTGGCTACAGTAGCTACATCGTCTGCTGCAGGTGGGGGTACAGGTATTACTGCGGAATTCCAGATAAATATAGGCTATGTCATTAGAACCGCAGGGTATGGATATGGGGCGGGTGCTTGGGCGCGTAATGGGTGGGGGGCAGGTTCAGCAGTCCCTGTATTTTTTGCCCAGAGAGACTGGTGGTTTGATAACTTCGACAACGACCTAGTAATGAATATACGTAATGGGGCTATTTACTACTGGGAACGGGGCACTGCTCCTGAGCCAGAATTTACGACTAGGGCGGTGCTTCTTTCTAGTTTATCCGGGGCAAACGCAGTACCTGCTATAGCGATGCAGGTTATTTTGTCTCAGCAAGATCGTCACTTATTAGCTTTTGGGTGCACACCGTTTGGGGGTGGCACTGCAGATCCCCTGCTTATACGCTGGTCAGACCAGAATGATCCTGTTGAATGGGAACCAATGGTTACTAACTCTGCGGGGTTTCTACGTGTGTCTCGTGGGTCTAGAATTGTACGCGCACTAGCTACAAGGCAGGAAGTATTAGTATGGACCGACTCTAATCTATACACACTACAGTTCTTAGGCACTGCGGATGTATTTGGTATACAGGAGTATGCGGATAATATTTCTATTATTTCAGGTCGTGCAGTTATCTCTGCAAGTAATGTTACTTACTGGATGGGGCAGGATAAGTTTTATGCTTACTCTGGACGGGTTGAGACACTACCTTGCACACTGCGTAACCATGTCTTTCAAAACCTAAACTACGACCAAGCCCCACAAATTATCGCAGGCACTAACGAAGGGTTCCATGAAGTATGGTGGTTCTACCCAAGCGCTACTAGCGACACTAATGATAGTTACGTGATCTACAACTACCTTGAACAGATCTGGTACTACGGCACTATAGAGCGTACTGCTTGGAACGATAGCCCACTAAGGACTTACCCACAGGCGGCGGAATACGATTCTGATCTAGGGATAAGCTACTTGTACAGCCATGAAAATGGGGTTGATGATGGGGTGGTGGGGATGGAAGCGTATATCCAGTCAAACGACATAGACATAGATGACGGTGATAAGTTCATGCTAACCAAGCGGATCATACCTGACGTTAATTTTAATGGGTCTGATAGGACTGCAAACCCAACGCCTACTGCAGTATTAACTATACTACCACGCAGTTTCCCGGGGGCTCCATACACTGAAGAGGCTTCAGACGCCCAACAAGTTATTAGTACCGCAGTGGACGAGTATACAAACCAAGTGTTTATCCGTGCCCGTGCAAGGCAGATGGCGATAAAGATAAGCTCTACTGATATAGGGGTTAAGTGGCAGATAGGTAGCCCCCGTGTTGATGCTAGGCCAAGCGGGAGAAGATAATGGGTATGGTGTTGTTCAGAGCTCCACCGATGCCAGTACCCCCGGTGCAATACAACCAGCAGTACAACACGCAGCTCATACGGGTACTGGGGGTTTACTTCAGTCAGCTAGACTCTAGAACGCCTATACAAGCAGATGCCTTTATTGGAGGTACGTTTGAAGGAACTACATTTACTGGGGATCACTTTGTAGGCGGAGACTTTACCGGGTCGGGGGTAGGTATAACTCTGCCTTATGGATCGTTTTACGATACAACCAATCAAGCTGGTGGAAGTGTAACTACTGAATACCCGATGCGTCTTGCCACTACAGACATATCTAGCGGGGTATCGGTTGCCTCTAGATCAGCAGCTTTCACAGGTTCAATAGCACTAACTGTTCTAACTGTAGCCTCTGGGTTAACAGGGCTTATCTTTCCGGGGATGTTAATAGCAGGAACTACGGTTTCTGCCGACACCTACGTTGTTGTCCAGCTAACAGGTACAAGCGGTGGTCTAGGGACGTATACCGTCTCTGTGTCGCAAACAGTGACCTCAAGAGCATTAACCGGGGCTATGGCAACCAAGCTCACTGTGACCAATGCAGGGATATATAACTTACAGTTCAGCGCTCAGTTTATTAATACTGACACTGCGGCTCATGACATTGATATATGGTTTAGAAAGAACGCAACTACCCCTACTGGAGCAGGTATAGCCAATAGCAATAGCGTCTTTACAATCCACAGCAGTCATGGCGGGGTAGATGGGCAGCTCATTGCCGGTTTAAACTATATGATCCAATTAGCTGCTGCTGATTTCTTGGAGATCATGTGGCATGGAACTGATTTAGGGATAAGTATTGCAACTATAGCCGCTGGGTCTACTCCCACCACTCCACAGTCTCCCGGAGTCATAGCTACATTGCAGTTTGTATCAGCCATACCATAATTCACTATACATACGCAAGAAACTTAAGGATAATGCCACTATGAGCCTACAGCTAGTAGATCCCCAAAGTACAGCAAATGAAGTGGTAGACTTTACTACCACTCTGAGCACGATGAGTGGCGACATGATCGAGAAGCTGTTTGCCATTGAAGCTGTATTATTGCAGATGCCACAAATTGAAATTCCATTACGCCATTGCTTTGGTAATAAAGTATACGTTCGTGAAATGACAGCGCCAAAAGGCTCCATTCTCATCGGGAAGCTGCACAAGTTCAAACAGGTTAACATTGTTGTAAGGGGTGACATTTCGGTATTGACCGAGGACGGCTGGAAGCGCATGAAATCGGGCGATATGTTCGAGTCACCGGCTGGAGTTAAACGCGCCTTGGTCACGCACGAAGAAACTGTGTGGACAACGATCTGCGGAACAGAAGAAACCGACATTGACAAAGCAGAAAACGAATTGACCATTGGAAGTTACCAAGAATTTTTGCAGTATAAAGGAGACTCATTATGGCTTTCATAGTTGTAGGCATGTCAGCAGCAGCGATTGCAATGGCAGAAGCCGCAGCAGCCGCAACATTAGCGGCAGCAACAACGGGAGGTACACTGGCGGCAGGCGCGGGGGGTGCGGGTTTAGTAGCGGGTACTGCGGGTACACTAGGAACAGTAGGAACAGTAGCAGGAACAGTAGGCACTGCCGCTGAACTTGCCACTGCCGCTGAACTTGCCGCCGCTGGTACTACTGGTGGTGCTTCTGCAGTCTTCCCAACTGGCACTGCTCTTGGTCAGGGTGCCGCTACTGGGTTAGCCCCGGGGGTTGGCGCTGGAGGGGTTACTGCACCGGGGGCTAGTAGTTTATCTGCTGCTGGTAGTCAAACTGGTAATGTATTTTCTAGAGGATTAACTCAATTTGGCGAAATACTATCTAATCCTTATGTAAGTGGGGGTATAGGCGTAGTCGAGGGGGGTAGAACATATGAGGAGACAGGCGATCTAGGCCAAAGTTTTCTGGCTGGGCTTGGTGCATGGGGTACGGCTGGCGCTGCTGGTAGCCTAAGTAGCTTTGCAGGGAGGAAGCTAGGAGAACGGGCATTATCCCAAGGGAGTAAACAATTAATTAGACCCGCTATTAACCAAATAGATAACAGTATAGCCACAGGGTTAAGGAATCCGTCTACGACGGGTAGAGGAATCAGTGGGGCGGCAGGTGAAGTCACAAACGTAGGGCAGACTATTGGCACAGATGCTCGGGCTTTTACAGGTACTGGGACGCCATATAATATGTATGGTGGAACACCTCAAGTTAGGGGCGGTCCTAATATTAACACCAGCCTCTATTCAAGTACTCCACAGGTACCACTAGGTGCAGCTCCACTTCCACCCCGTGGAATACTCCAAACTCCTAGCCCAACACCTGCTCCACAAGTAGGTGCACCTGCAACGCCATCAACCTCGGCAGGAAAACCCGGTATGTTTGATGATTTTCCTAATAATTATCCCGGTGGTACGACGGGTGTATTGGCTACTGGGGCAATAGGTGGGCCTATGTTAATGGACGCTATGCAACCGTCTAGTAATCGACGGCCTGAGACAAAAGTTACTCCGTATAGAGGGCCGTATAAGCCCGTGGAAAGAATAGCTCAGTTCCCCACAGGACCAGCATCTTACACTGATACTTCAGAAAGACAGTACTTTGCTGATGTAAACCCCTACCCCGGTATAACTGAATACCCCGGCGCTGTTAAGGCTGCAGTAGGTGGGTTGATGGGGTTAGCAGGTGGCGGTTCTTACGATGACGAAGCTGGGTACGATGGCTATGCTGATGGTGGCGAAGTAGAAAAGAAGATGGCTACCCCAGATATGGACGCTATTCAGGAATATGTACGGGGCATAAACCCACAAATAGAAGAGTCCAATCCACTGCAGAGTTACTTAGCTAATATAGGGCGGCAACAACAGCGGCCTCAAGTGCCAGATATATTAAAGCAGTTACAGGCACAACAGGCTACTCAGACACAAACCCCGGTGGATAGTAGTGAGCGTAACTACGGCTTTAAACCAATAACAGTAGAGGAATCCCCACTAGGAGATAAGTACGCACCGTATAGGCCAGCAACTTTTACAGCCCCCGGGATAGACGAGCATGAGTACCAATATACTGATACTTCTAAATACGTCTACAACCCAGAAACTCAACAGATGGAGATACCACTAGCAATAGGCGGGTTAACTAGCTTGGCTAGGGGCGGTAATTATCTAGATGGTCCGGGTGATGGGCTTAGTGATTCTATCCGTGCAACAATAGGCAATAGGCAACCTGCTAGATTAGCTGATGGTGAGTTTGTTATTTCTGCTGATGTAGTCAGTGATATTGGTGGCGGATCATCTAAGGCAGGGGCTAAGAAATTGCACGCTATGATGGATAGAGTTAGGCAGTCAGCCCACGGCACAAAGAAACAAGTTAAGAAAATAAACGATAGGAAAGTATTGGCTGCATGATTAAAATATCTTTGATTCTCCCAGAGTATGTAGATTCAGTGTGGGGTGAGATTGAAGGCTACATGGAAAAGGCAGCGGAGCATAGTTATGGAAGGTACAAAACAGAGGATATAAAAGCAGTTATCCTAGATGGCTCAAGGCAGTTGTGGATTGCCTATGATAATAGCTGTGTGTACGGGGCGGTTGTTACACAAGTAGTTAACTACCCAAGGATTAATGCCTTAGCGTTTCACTTTATAGGTGGTATTGAAGGGTTGAAATGGAAAACCCCCATGCTGCTAATGCTACAAAGATTTGCTAAGGATTGTAATTGCGGGGTTATAGAATCTATAGGGCGGGCTGGCTGGCTAAAGATCTTTGGACCAGAAGGCGCTACACATAAAGGGATATTTTTTGAGATACCTGTGGAGTAATCATGGCATATACAAATTTTGAGTTTAATGACGGGCCAGATGTAAGAGGGTTCCAGCTAGAAGCTGGTAGGGTTAAGTTGTATAAAGGTGGCGGGGGTATGCCAGCTGAAACTTCATCTACTGTTACCCAATCTAATTTACCTGCATATGCCGAACCGTATGTAACGGACATAATGCAGCGGGCTCAGGCTCAGTCTTATCGCCCATATACCCCGTATGAAGGTCAACGTATAGCGGGTTTTTCTAACGCACAACAAGCATCACAACAAGAAACTCTGGGTATGGGTACTCCGGGTCAGTTTGGTGCGGCTGGTTATGGGCTGGGTGGCGCTACGCAAATGGGGTTAGGTGCTGGACAAGCTGGACTCACAGGTGGGTTGATGGGGTCTGGTATTGGTGCCCAGATGGGGTATGACGTTGCAAGCCAAGGGGCAAACGCGGCTTTTGCTGATCCTTCAGCTTTTATGTCGCCCTACATGCAGAACGTAGTAGACGTACAGAAGCAGCAAGCCCTTCGTGATGCCCAGAAAGATCAGCTAGTTCAGAACATGGGTGCAGCTAGACAAGGTACATATGGCGGTGCTAGGAATATACTTGCTGGTACTGAGCGTGAAAGAAATCTAGGGTTCACACAGAATAAGATACAGCAAGAAGGGTTGCAAAACGCCTACGCCGCAGCGCAAGCTCGTCAGCAAAGTTTAGGTCAAATGGGTATGCAGGGGCTTACTTCTGGTATAGGTGCTGCTGGTCAGATGGGCCAGATGGGTCAAGCTGGATTACAATCTGGTATTAGTGGTGCACAAGGTCTTGGTCAGTTAGGCACAGCAGAACAAGCAGCAAACCTACAACGGCTCCAGTCACAGTACAATGTGGGTGCTCAGCAACAAGGGCTACAACAGCAACAGATGGATACTCAGTATGCTGACTTCTTACGTCAACGTGACTACCCGATGGAGCAGTTAGGTTACTACCAGAGTCTGGTTCGTGGGATGCCGTTACAGATGGGATCAACAGCAACTACATATGCAACTCCACCGTCAATGAATTCACAGCTTGCAGGTGCTGGCCTAGCTGCATTGGGTACAGCGGGTTTAGGCGCTAAATAATAAGGGGCACTGAAATGGCTGAAATGCAAAGTAACCGTAACGACGATATATTTGGTAGAACAGATAAGGAGTTTGGTGCTCCCAGTATAGACTCGTTGGCACTAAAGTATAGCAAAGCCCAGTTACAGCAGATGGCTCAGATGGGCCGTATACCCCCTATATACGCAGTTATGGCTGGGATGGCACAAGATCGTATTCAATTAAACAACAGTCAAGCTCCAAAAACAACAGTGGCACAAGACACACTTGGTCAGCAAGTTGCTGATAGCAGTGGTCAGGGTATTACCGATAGTAGTGGCGCTGCTGTAGGTGCTGGTGCGCCGGTGGCTCCTCAGTCTACCGCTGATATATCTAGGGCACATGGCGGGTTAATGAGTATTCCAAGACCCGGCGAGAAGTATGACCGGAGTAACTTTGCTACCGGCGGAATAGTTGCATTTGATGCTGGCGGTGAAGTACCAGAAGAACAGTATGGGTTAAATGATCTCTATAGCCAAGTAGAAGGTAGGCGGGCGTCAATTCCTGATACTCAAGCACAAGCACTACAGGCTTATTACGCTGGTGCACCTGAAAGGGCTAAAGCACGTAGCAAACAAGACTTAAACATGAACCTTATTAGGCTAGGTGCCAACATAGGTGCACAGTCTGGTCCATTTGGAACGCAAAATATATTTAAGGGGCTTGCCGCCACAGCGCCTAACTTTGCAGAATCCCTTGCTGGGCAAAGAGCTGATACAGAAGCGGGTATTAAAGGTATGGCTGACGTAGAACAAAGACGCCGTACTGAGGCTATAGAAGGTCAGAAGTCTGCTGAAGGTATGTTCAAGGAGTTGAGGCAAGCTGGCATACATGCAGGGAAAGATACAGATGCCCGCGCCGAAGTAGCAGCCTATGTTGCTAACCAGATGGAGCTTGTTAAGGAAGGGAAAAGAAAAGATAACCCATCTATGGCAAAGTTGCAGACTGAGGCGTTTGGCATAATAGGGGAAAGAAGGCTTGTTCCGTCTTACCTACAGCATAAGATAGGTGCGGGGGGTCTTGAAAATAAGCAGGAAGAGACTGGTATTAATAAACAGACTCTGGAGGTTAAAAGGGGCGATACAGCCGTAGATAATGTAGCAAAAAGTCTTGAAAGGCGGGGTATGCCAAGGACCATAGAACTAAACAGGTTAAAGAAGCTGGATAAGGAAAATAGAAAGGCTGGAAAGCCTACCACCCTAGCTGCGGATTATGTTACTAATTTGGAAAAGCAAGAGTATCTGAGACTAGGGGGTATAGACACACCACCCCTTGTGGATAATAACCCAGTGCCTGTAGTGAATCCAAAACCACTTGCGGCAAGACTACCCAACGATATACAGCAGCTTGTTGATAAAAAATACAAATGACGGATATAAATGCTGTCTATGATGCTCTAAGAAGGGCAGATGCAGCGGGGGATACCGAATCGGCACAAAAGCTGGCAGACTATATACGCCAGCAAACGAGTTCCCCAGAGCCAGTAGCATCAACTCCAGCTACACCTGCACCAACTCCAGATCAACAGAGCTCACTACGTCAAGTAGCCGATGTCCCACTAAAACTTGGGGCGGGTGCGCTTGGGGGTTTCCGAATGTTGACGGACACACTAGGGGCAAACAATCCAGCATCACAGCAGCTAAAGAATATGGAAGACTCTGTGTCTGCGTTGTTTAGTGCTCAGTCTAAGAATGATTCTGCTGAAGTAGCCCGTATTATGAAAGAGGCGGAGGATAAAGGCTACGGAGATCAAATTACTGCAGCTTTACAAGCATATGCTACCGCCCCAGTAGATCTAACCGTTAACGCTCTTGGTACTATGGCCCCCCTTGTCTTTGGGCAATTGTTGAAGAAAGGCTTACAAGCATTTAGTACCGCTAAGAAAGTTGCTACCACTGCACAAACTGCATTTCAAAGGTTAGTACCGTCTAAAACTTCGGCAGCTATCGGCACCGCTATGGGCACGGGGGTTATTAAGGGTGGTATATACGATGCCGTTAAGGAAGAACTAGCTAAAACAGATATGCCCCCAGAACAAGTTGAAGCTAGGGCGCAGCTTGCTCAAGACTACAACGGAGAGAATCTTGGGTTGATACTAGGTGGTGCTGCGTTAGGTGGCATAACTGCAGTGACTGGAGTTGATCCTCTGCTAGTAAAGGGGATGACTAAAAAGATAGTTGGGGAAGCAGGTAAAGAGGCGGCTAAAAAAGGGGTAGTTAGACGGGCTGTAGAAACAGGTGCAGCCGAAGCAATACCCGAAGTTGCACAAGGTGCACAAGAACAGTATGCCAAGAATGTAGCCCTGCAAAAAGAAGGTTTTGACGTGCCTACGATGCGTGGCGTAGCTGGGGCTGGGGCATTAGAAGGGTTAGCTGGTGGTGTACTAGGTGCTGGCGTAGGTGCAATCAATCCCCAAGGTAGAGACGAAGAAGCCGCCGCAGCCGCCGCAGCTCAGGAAGAAGCAGATACTGAGGAAAGATTAAGTGGTGTTAGGCAGAACGAATCTGAGATCGCTAAAAAATACGACTCGGTAGTTAGCCAGTTGATGACCGATCAGGTCGCTGAAGACGGAACTATCATACGGAAAGGGATTAATGAAACAGAAGCGCTGAAGCAAGCAGGAAATATCATAGCGCAGGAGGAAGGATATGACTCAACAGGAACAGGAGCTGTTACTGAAGTTGAACCCGGAGGAATTGAGCCTAGCCCTGAAGTGCGTGGCGGGGAAGATACGAGTATCACGCAGCCTACCGGAGAGCCTACTGGAGCTGAGCCCGGATCAGTGGGTGTACTTGGAGCACCTGCTGCAGATGTTACAGGAAGAACGGAGCCTTACGCGACTACACTAGCTGACGTAGGAGGAACTACTGAACCTACGGTTACTGGGTTACCTGATGTAGCTGAAGCCGCTGGGCGTGTTGAGCCGACGCTTACTGGGGGTGTTGCAGAAATCAAACCAGAGGCTGTCCAAGACGTTGCAGAAATCAAACCCGAAGCTGTCCAAGACGTTGCAGAAATCAAACCCGAAGCTGTCCAAGACGTTGCAGAAATCAAACCCGAAGCTGTCCAAGACGTTGCAGAAATCAAAGATGAAGCTGTCAAAGACGTTGCAGAAATCAAAGATGAAGCTGTCCAAGACGTTGCAGAAATCAAAGATGAAGCTAAAGTTGACCCATTAACCGGATTACAGGCAGCGGGTAAGAAACGTGGTCGTCCAGTTCAAGAACTAACTGCGGAACAGAAAGCAGATAAGCAGCAACAACGTCGTGCTCAGCAAGGGTCTGGTATAGATGCTATTCGTACTGCGGAAAAGGCTAAGGCTGTTGTAGAGAGAGCACCTTTAAACGAGGGTGACTACGCTAACGAATTAGAACTGGAAGATGCTAACACTATACGTAACGCAGAAACTGTAGAGGCGTTGACACAGGCATACAAGATTGCCAATGACCCTAGATATAGGAAGAATAAAGCAGGTGTAACAGCTAGTGAGGTTATAAATAACCCAAACATTACTCCTCGCCAACACATGATTGCCCAGAATAAAGCCAAGATAAAAGACACGGCTAAAAGTGGGCAATTGCTAAGCACTCACACAAACCCAACTACCGATCCAGTCATAAGCGCGTTTAAGTCCGCTAAAGATGCCGTAGCATACATATCACGTTATGGAACTGTTTTTGAAAAAACGCTAGTGAGGATGCTAAAACCCTTTATTGGTGAAATTACTATAGTCATAGTTCGTGACCCCCAAACGGACATAAAAGATCCTGAACTTAGGCATGAATTTACTAAAGGTAATGGCGCTGCTGGTATGTATGCTGAAACCAGCAAGGGTGGGGTTATATACCTAGATGCTATTAGTGGCCTTAATAATACTGTGTTACTCCATGAGATGCTGCATGGGGCTACCATGTCCAAGATCAATTCGTATCTTAAGGATCACAATTCTGTAGATAAGAAAACCAGAGATGCAATATACGATCTCATGGAGCTTATGGACAGGGCGGGTGAGTACTACAAACTACTGAACAGCGAAGGCAGGGTTCCTCCAGCTATACAGATACTGGCAAAAGAAAATGGTGCAGATGTATTCAATGACCTCAAGGAGTTTATATCCTACGGGCTAACCCAGCCTGAGATGCAAGAGTTCTTGATGAGTGCACCGGGTAGATACAAGACTGATACGTTCATTAACTCCTTCGTGCAGAGTATCCGCAATCTATTTAACATGGGCCCGCAGTATAAGTCTGCATTTCATGACCTAATAATAGTAACGAACAAGATAGCAGGGGCTCCTAAGTTCACAGAGAAAACTACTCCTTCAGTAGCATTGGCTAAGAAACCCAAGAAGGTAAAAGTAAACAAGCTCTCAGAGAAACTTGAAAAGTCACAGACTTATACATATCTAAATGCAAGTATCGGTGAGTTAATAAGAAAGACTAGAAATTCTAAGGATGCAATCCGACTGCTCAAAGCGGTGGGGGATTCTCTTAAAGTAGGTTCTATTCGCGCTATCCTGCCTACACTAACTACACAAGATATAGGCCGTTGGGTAGGGGATAAGATCGTTAACATAAATAAGGTTAATGATGCCGTGCAGGAAATGGCGGGTATGCGCTCTAGGATGATTAGAGAACTAGCAGAGCAAGTGCCAGCATGGGTAAAATTTAATAAGAAGTCAGAAGAAGGTGGCAAACTGCTAGGCGACGTTATGAACGCAGCTACGTTGCAACAAGTAGATCCTGCTAAATATAAGACTCTTGCCGAGGCCCTACAGAATGATGCTGAATTAAAGCAACTAGAACAAGCCCATGCAGACCCGACGCTTAGTGGAAAAGAAAAGATAGCAGCGAGTGGACGGGTAACTAAACGTAAGAATAGGATCTCCTATGTGTACACCCTATGGGATCGTCTGGGTAAAATTGCTAAGGGTAAGGGCCAAGATGTATACAGGATGGCACGGGATAAGCACGAAGAAACATTCCGCCTACATGAGCAGCTACTAACCGATAAGATAGCATCATCTAATGTGCCCGGGGATATTAACGATGCCTCTACCCCCAAAGGCAAATTGATGGCATCTATTGCCAAGACATTCCAAGATGCTAAGAAGCTAGGTATCTACTTTCCATTAATGCGTTACGGTAACTTCTGGTTCCGTGTAGGTAAGGGGCAATCCGGTGAGTTCTATATGTTCCAATCTGCGGCGGCGCGTAATAACGCTGTGGACAAACGGGTAGAGGAACTGAAAAAGGCTGGAGACAAGCGCACCAAAGAAAAGATGGTAGAGGATTTGACGCTTGATTTTGGGGACAACCTAAGACAGATGCGGGCTGAAGTTGTTGAGTCTAGCCAGATGCTGAAGGGCATCTTTGAGATGCTGGATACAAACAAGCTCACAGATATTGAAGCGCTAAAAGATGAAGTCTATCAGATGTATCTAATGACGCTGCCTGAGAAAGACATGCGCCGTAGGTTTACACATCGCCAAGGTAAGACTGGGTTTAGTGCTGATGTGCTGCGTAACTTTATAACCTCCCAGCATACTGCGGCTAATCAGTTATCCCGGCTTGCGTACTCAGATAAGATACGTAATGCTTTGGGTAGTGCTTACGCTGAACTAGCAGGTAACCCAGACAAGCTACGCCTTAATGCTTTTATAGACGAGATAGCACTACGTGCTGGGGCTGAGCTGATGCCTCAAGTACCCGGGGAGTTTAATCTAGACTCATTAGCAAGTTTTGGTAACCAAGCAGTGTTCTACTATATGTTAACCGCCCCTAAGTCTGCGCTGGTTCAAATGACGCAGTTGCCTATAGTGGGGCTACCTGTGTTACAGGCAGAGTATGGGGTTGCTGAAGCATCTAAGACTTTTGCACGATACTCATTCCTGTTTAACAAACTTGGTACTAGCAAGAAAGATGCAAATGGGAATGTGATAACAAACTGGGGTCAACCATCTATCAATGACTCTAGCTACATTAATAAGCACCCAGACCCAGTGTATCGTAAGGCACTAAAGACGGCGTGGGAAACGGCTAATAACCGTGATATTTTCATGTCCACGTATGCAGCCGATATGACCTCGAGAGCAAGAACTCCTACAGCGGAGTATGAAGGGTGGATACATAAAGGCTTCAGAACAACCTTTAATTTTATGGGTGGGGCTTTCCATCACCTAGAGCGCATATCCCGTGAAACAATGTACATGGCTTCGTTTGAGCTTGAGTTTGCCAAACTTAAGAAGGAAGGAGTATCTGACGCAGAGGCTACTAAACAGGGCATAAAGAAAGCTACTGAGCTAGTGTACGATGCCCTATTCAACTACACGCAGTACAACAAGCCCCGGTTTATGAAGACCCCTGCTACTAGATTAGCAACGCAGTTTATGACATACCCGCTGCAAATGACGTCCTACTTAACACGTAACTTTGTCAATATGCTCCGTAAGCTACCAGCTAAAGATAGGAAAGATGCGGCGGTTAAGTTCTTCGGAACACTAGGTATGACTGGGCTATTCTCAGGAGTAGTTGGGTTGCCACTATATAGCGTTATTATGGGTGCGGCTGAAGGTGTACGGGAGCTTATGCGCCCAGATATGGAAGGCGATGATGAAGATGAATACTATGATGACGATGATGAAGGTAATCCGCTGGGTAAACGTAGCCTAGACTTATGGTTTCGTGAGTCGTTCATACCAGATTTCTTTGGTGAAGGTAGTAGTCTAGCAAAGGCTTTAGGGCTAACCGATGAACAAGCGTTAATGCTGCAACGTAGTGTGAAGATGGGTCCTATTTCTGCGCTTACTGACTTAAACATAGGCGCATCGACTTCGCTTAATAACCTGTGGTTTACAGAAGATGCCCCTGCGGAAAACTCTAAGGGTGCGTTCCAAGACATGGTGTTTAACACATTGACTGGGCCTTTTGGTGGGATGGGTGAACAGATAGCTGGGGCTTTTGATGACTGGAACAGTGGACATGTCAACCGAGCAGTAGAAAAGGGACTCCCTGCGTTCTTCCGTGGTGCTGCAACTGCCTACCGTCTACGCAGTGAAGGACTTCAAACACGTGAAGGGGATGAAATTAGGGACCCCGAATGGTATACAACTGCTAAGTTAGCAGCACAAACCTTGGGGTTCCACAGTACTGAGACTGCAGAGATACAGAAGAAGAACTTCATTGCTCAACGGATGTTAAAGGGGATTGAGAAAGACAGAAAAGAAGCCCTTGATAAACTGGACCTCGCTATTCGACGGTATGAGGCAGATGATACCGATGATAATGAAGAAGCTATTGAGGCTCGACTTAAAGATATTGACGTTTACAACTACAAGAATAGCGCCCTACCAATTGAGGATAGTACGATAGATGCGTCGCTTAAGAATCGTGCCGACCGTCGTGAAGAAGGTATTGAGGGGTTGGCAGTCCCTCGTAGGCATCTAGATATAATAGAGCCGTTGCTAGAGAAGTCTAGAGTAGGCCAGAAATAAAAAACCCCCCGGTGTTTAGTCGGGGGGCAAGGGGCACTACCAAGACTTGTAGTATATCACATCCTCCATACCCTTAAGCCGCGTATACCCCCTTCAATAACCACCTTGGTTAGCACCTTTATCTTCAGCCTATTTGTGGTGCAAAGTAATTCTAGCTTAGCATTAGCACAGTTTAGGCAAGGGATAAAGATCGAATACCCCCTCCTAAACTTCTTCCACTTAACGTCGTAGCTAACTCTGTCCACCAACATCTTCAACCTCAGCAGGAACTAAACCCTCTAAGCCTATGAAATCAGGGTTTTCACAGTTAAACACTATACAACGTACCCCCGGGGCTACTATCTTTGTGCCCTTAGCCAGTCGCTTAGTCTCAGAACCTAATACTATCCCCTTCTTAACCAACTGGTTATACGTTTCTTTGTAGTTAATTTGTATCTTTACACAGTCGCTCTTGAAGCTACTAGCGGATATGAACATTTTCTTAGTGTCTGGCTCATACCTGATAAGCAAGTCGCTCTTGGGTTCAAGCACTGGGAACGAAGGCAGTTTAGACCTAGCGTCTACTCCGTTGTTTACCACTAGGATGTTCTGCATATGGCGGTTGATGTAGTCAGCTACAACCAATACGGCGTTGTCTGCATGTGGGGCTACTTCCTCCCGTACACCCAGTATCATCGCAGTTGCTGCCATGTATATCGCCTTCATGTCCCAGTCTAACAATTTAAGCTTTTTAGCAATCAAACCACCAGTTATATTAGCTGCTAGGGCTGCTGACCATATACGCTCACGTTGCGTTAGCTTCAACTCTAGGTCTAACTTTGCTTGGATGCTGATACAAGTAGCCTTGGCTTCCTCTAAGTTATTGACCAGCCACTCAGCATATATTTCCCCAGCGTGCCCGTAGTTCTGCTTCAACTGGTGGTCAAACATCTGCTTGGCAAAAGACTTCTCCAATGTATCGGTGTAGTCTATCTTGTACTCTATTAGCCGCATCATCTCGCCGTCAGCACTGTTCTTCATAGCGGTCATCTTCTCTACAAAGCTGGCATTAGAACTAGCCAGAGATATAGATTGCCATGAGGTCAAGTTAAGACGCAGCTCGTTAGTTGATGCCTTAACCCTATCCTTACCCCGCCCTTGAGACATGCTATATGCTAGGGTAGAGAAGTCAGCCGGGGTCATGTTGGTCATTTCGTCTACCGTGTTAGGTAGGTTGTTCATCACCCCTAGCCGCATGATCTTGGCATTAAGGGTGTCATTCCACATAGACCCTAACCTGTCAGGGTTGCCATATACACTGTTGCACATATGTAGAATCGTGGTTTTACCAGTACCAGACTTAGGGTGTATTACGTTGATGATCGCCCCGTTCTGCTTTAAGAACTTAAGTAGAGGCGAACCAAACGCAGTCAGCGCAGCAAAGGCATGAAGCTCTAGCCCCGGTCTGCCGTACAGGTCGAATACTTCCTTCCACTTCTCTAGTGTCCCTGCGGGTTGTAACTGAGCCGCTATATCCGACGTAGTTGACGAAGGGGGACTGTGGAATATGCCATCACGGGTTATCTCACGATCTCCTATAATGAACTTGCTGTCATCATCTGCCCATCCAAATTGTAATCTCATAAGTTCTGCCTTCCTTTTAAATTGTAGTTCTCTGATTGATAGTAGGATGAACTCGGTCAGGTGACCAAACTGCTTCATGTTAGGTACAACGCCAAAACTAGATAGCACCTTACGAAGTTCATTCTTGTCTGTAACTGCGGTATTAGGTATTACAAACTGCTTAACCCCATCTCGAGGTAGGTGCAGCTTCATTACTACTACGTCTCCCAAGACTGGGTCGCGCATACGCTTTAATACATACAGGTCATGCTCATACACCCGTATTGGTTCCACTTCTTCATCAGCAGGTGCTAAGTAGATGCCGCCTGACTTACCCCTAAAGAAAGGACTGGGGTACTTAGGAATCTTGTGGACTTCCGCTTCTTCTGTTTCATCTTCGGAGTCTACGACTACTATGTTATCTGCTTCTGTAGCCTCGACTATCTCTTTGCCTAGCTGTATAGGAGTCTTGATCTTCCCCTTATGTGGGCAACCTTCACACCCACCGGGGTTAGACTTATCAAACTCCGCACAACTATGAGGCCCACCTATGTGCGCTATCTTTTGCTCAGTAGTAATCGGGTCGTAGTCTTGATGCCCTTGCGATAACTTATGAATCGCTTTGTCTTTATCTACACAAAACTTAGCTATGGATAACGCATCAAACCATCGTGGCTCTGATAACGATTCCCTGTTCTCGTAGCAATCAAGTAACTGTGCACACCCCGTACCACTAGCACTGCGGATCATAATCTTGCTGAACTTAGATATGGTGCTGTCCATCATGGACTTAGCCAGTTCGGTTAGTTCGCGCTTAGGGGGTACTTCAGACCTCTCTTGT